GCCTGCAGAGGATGACCCGAGCGACTTCACCGGGACGTTCGCGCCCCCATCGTTTTTTCTCTACCGCAATAAACAATCAGGGCCCAAAATGACCAAAGCACGCATAAAACACGTCGAGACCACCAGTCTCAAGCCTTTTGAGAAGAACAGCCGAACTCACAGCAAAAAACAGATCGAGGCCATAGCCAGGTCCATCAAGCGCTACGGTTTCAACGACCCATGCCAAGTCAGATCAGACGGCACGATCATCGTAGGCGAGGGACGCTGGAGAGCCGCGCAGCTATTGAAGATGAAGCAGATCCCGATCATTGAACTCGGGCACCTCGATGACATGGAATCACGCGGATACCTCATCGCACACAACAAAACCAGCGACATGGCCGGATGGGACAACCAGATGCTGATGGAAGAAACCACAGAGCTGGTGGATATGGGCATGGACGCGAGACACATCCTCTTCAACGAGAATGAAATCGCGCAGCTTTTGGCTCCAGATAGGGTCGAGGAAGGAAAGATCGACGACGACAAGATCCCGTCTGTCAAAAAGACGCCTGTGACCATTCCCGGTGATGTCTGGATCCTCGGCCGGCACCGCGTAATATGCGGAGACTCAACACGCGAGAACACGTACGTGGATCTGCTGCAGGGCGACAAGACAGATATGATCTGGACAGACCCACCCTACAACGTGGACTACGAAGGCGGCACGGAAGAAAAGCTGAAGATCGAAAATGACAACATGGAAGACACAGCCTTTGAAAAGTTCCTGTTCGAGGCCTTCCACTGGATGAACGAAAACAACAAGCCAGGCGGTGTGATCTACGTTGCGCACGCGGAAACCACAGCCGCACAGTTCATCCGGGCATTTATCAACGCAGGCTTTATGCACAAGCAGACTCTCGTGTGGGTCAAGTCGGCAGCGGCACTGAGCAGGCAGGATTACAACTGGAGACACGAGCCGATCCTTTACGGATGGTCTCCAGGCGCGGGCCACTACTTCTGCAAAGACTTCACATTGAACACAGTGATCGAGGATCCAGAACTGGATGTGAGCAAGCTGTCCAAACGGGATCTTGTGGATCTCCTCGAGCGCATAATCGAGATGAAACCAGAGGACGTGATCCACGTCGACAAGCCATCAAAGAACAAGGAACACCCGACGATGAAGCCAGTCGAACTGGTTCAGGAGATGATCGAAAACAGCTCTCGCCCGGGTGCTCTCGTCCTTGATGCCTTTGGCGGCAGCGGATCCACTCTGATAGCATGTGAGAAAGCGGGCCGATCAGCACGCCTCATTGAGTACGAGCCGAGGTTCACAGATGTGATAGTTGATCGATGGCAGCAATTCACTGGATTTGAAGCCACGCTTGCACAGACTGGTCAAACGTTCGACGAGGTAAAGAAACGTGGGCGCAAAGCGTAAACCAACACATCTGAAACTGCTTGGAGGCAATCCAGGCAAGCGGAAGATTGACAAAACGGAAGCGCAACCGAAGAAAGCTCCTACAGTCAAGAACCCACCGAAGTACCTCGACAACCGCACCAAGCGACACTGGCGTAAGGTTTCGCGGGAGCTCCATCGATGCGGACTGTTGACAGAGATCGACTACACCGCGCTCGAGATGTACTGCAAGGCATACAGCATGTGGCGCGAGGCAATCGATAAGATCGAAGAAATCGGTCTCGTCGTTGTCAGCAAGAACAAGACTGTTTACCAGAACCCGTACGTAGGAATCGCGAACAAACAGTTCGAGAACATGCGCAAGATGATGCTGGAGTTCGGAATGACGCCTTCAGCACGCGCTGGCCTATCCGCAGAGCCTCCCCTCGATGGCCAGACAGCCGATGAAGAAGATGACTTTGAAGGCTTCTGACCATGACACCCTCAGAGACCGCGCTCTTATACGCTGAAGACGTCATCGAAGGCGTGATCAACTCCGGTCAGTACATGAAGCTGGCCGCAGAAAGATTCATAGATGACCTCGAGCGATCCGCAGCAAACGACTTCGACTACTACTTCAGCCCGGAGAAAGCAGACAGAGCAATCCGGTTCATGGAGAAGATGCCGCACACGAAAGGCAAGTGGGCATCAAAGAACCTGCGCCTGAAGCTCGAGCCGTGGCAGATGTTCATCGAATGCAACATCTTTGGATGGCTACGTCGAGAAGATGACACCAGGCGGTTCGTGGAATCATACGAGGAAGTAGCACGGAAGAACGGCAAATCAATGAGGCTGGCCGCACGTGCCGTCTACATGCTGACAGCAGATGACGAGTACGGTGCAGAGGTGTACATGGGTGCCACCTCGAGGAAACAGGCCGAGGAAGTCTTCACGCCAGCCAAGATCATGATCAACAAGCTGGCAGGCCTGCGCAAGCGATACAACCTCAAGGTCGGCCACCAGAACATCCACAGCGTCGAAGACAACTCCAAGATGGAGCCACTGACCGGGAAACCCGGTGACGGACAGTCTCCTTCGTTTGCAGTGGCCGATGAATTCCACGAACACAGCACATGGCATTTGTATGACGCCATGGAAACGGGCATGGGCGCCCGAGACCAACCACTCCTGTCAATCATCACCACTGCAGGCGATAACTTTGCAGGCCCATGTTACGAGAAGCGACAACTCTGCGTCCGGATACTGACGAAACAGGACGAAGAACCCGATGAAAACACCTTCGTGGCCATCTTCTGTCTGGACGATGAGGATGACTGGGACGATCCAGAGAACCTGATCAAAGCAAATCCGAACCTTGATGTCAGCGTCAAGAAAGCGGATCTCATCAGGAAAATCAAAAACGCACGCCGATCGGCAGCGAAACAGAACGTATTCAGGACAAAACACTGCAACCAGTGGGTCGGTGCGCGCGTCGCGTGGATGAACATGATCTTCTGGCGCAAAGCCAAGGACGAGAGCCTCACACTGGACGATTTCAGAGGCATGGACTGCCACATTGCCGTGGATCTCGCCTCGAAGAAAGACCTCGCCTGTTATCGAATCGTTTTCAAGGTGGATGGCGTCTACATCGGATTTGGGCGGTACTTCATCTGTGAGAAAGCGGTCGAGGAGAACGAAACCTATCAAGAATTCAGAGACAAAGGCCTCATCATTGTCACGCCAGGCAATGCCACAGACTTTGCCGAAATTGAAGCGAGTCTGATCAAGGATTGCACCCGTTTCAACGCGATCAGCGTCGCTTTTGACCCGTTCCATGGCCCACAGATGATGCAAAACTGCATGGCCGAGGGCATAGAATGCGTCGAATTCCGCAACACAGTCGGCAACATGTCGAACCCTATGAAGGAGCTGGAAGCACGCGTTCTTGACGGAAATTACAAGCATTCAGGCGATGAAGTCATGACGTGGGCGATCGGCAACGTTTCGGCCAGAAAAGACGCGAAAGACAATATTTTCCCGCGAAAAAGTGACGAGAACTCAGAAAAATGTAAAATAGACCCGGTTGTGAGCGAAATCATGGCCATCGGAAGGTGGATCAATGACGAGCCACCGCCAAAATCAGTCTACGAGACCACGTCGCTATGAGCAGAAAATGGTATAACCCGATCAGCTGGTTCCAGAATGGCGCTTACGACGAGAGCACAAACGTCGAAGATCCCGAAGTCCCTCTCTCAAATGCGGAAGCAATCAACGACGCATCGAGCGATGTGAAGATCGACGAGGAAAAAGCACTCACGGTTTCAACGGTCTTTCGATGCGTCATGCTGCTGGCCGACACAATCGCCGGGTTACCAATCAAAATATACAGCTCTGACGGCGAAGAGCAGACTGACCACAAGTACAAGAAACTCATCACAGCAGAACCGAACACGAAAACCACGAAGTTCGGTTTTTTTCAATGGATGATGATCAGGGCCCTACTCTGGGGTGACGCGTTTGTAGAGATCAGGCGCAAGGGAAATGGTGAAGCATTCGAACTGATCCCGATTCCGAACAACCAGGTCGAAGTCGTCGACGGCAAGAAACAAGTCAGCTACAAGGTCACAGCAGATCCGAACAAACCCGGTGACACGCGAAATATCCCATCACGGAACATGCTGCATATCCTCGGATTGAATGTTGACGGTTTCCAGGGCTACGACGCGATCAGGAAATCGGCGCGTGTCATGCTGTCGCTTGTGATCTCAATGGAGAAGTCCAGTGAGCGCATGCACAAGAACGGCACCATGCCGTCTGGACTGGTCACACATCCACGAGAATTCAGCCCGGCAGCGCTGAGAAATCTCAGGCAGACGTTCAACAAGATCTACCAAGGCGTAGCCAATGCAGGAAAAACCATCTTCCTCGACGGTGGAATGACATGGGAGAACATCCAGATGTCATTCAAGGACGCCGAGATGCTGGAATCGCGCCGATTCGGGATCGAGGAAATCGCTCGATTCTTCGGTGTGCCTTTGAACATGATCGGTGAGCTGACGAAGAACACCTCATGGGGCACAGGCATCGAGCAGCAGAACATCGCCTTCGTCATGTTCACGCTGCTTCCATGGATGGTACGAATTGAGCAGGAATTCAATCGCAAGCTGATGCTGGACAGCGGCGATTACATCAAGCTGAAGGCACAAGGACTGATGCGCGGAGACATGACCACGCGCAAAGAGTTCTACTCAGCGATGATCCAGCACGCTGTCATCAATCCCAACATGGTCGCCAGGCTTGAAGATTGGCCAGAGTACGAAGGCGGCGACCAATACTATCGAATGGCAAATCTTGTTCCTGTAGGAGAAGAGAATGAAAATCAGACCGATTAATCGCGCCACTCCTGACGGTCAGGAGCAACGGCCAGAAAACGCGCTGCCGTGGTATTCAATCAAGGCCAAGGCAGAAGAGTCCGACACAACCGAGATCTTCATCTATGACGAGATCGGGTACTGGGGCATCACCGCAAACGATTTTGTGCAGGATCTGAACAAGATCGAATCCAAGAACATCACCATCCACCTCAACTGTCCAGGCGGTTCAGTTTTCGATGGTGTGGCAATGATGAACGCGCTCAAGCAGCACGAAGCACACGTTACGGTCAACATCCAAGGCCTGTGTGCATCGATTGCAACCGTGATTGCGCTGTCAGCTGACAAGGTGATCATGGCGAAGCATGCGTTCTTCATGATTCACGAAGCATGGACGTGGGCATATGGCCGCGCCGAGGATCTGGAGAAGACAGCGTCTCTCCTGAAGGATATGAACAACACCATTGCAGGTGTCTATCACGACAAGACAGACATCCCAGTGGACGAACTCCTTCAGATGATGAAGGACGAAACCTGGCTCACTTGCGAAGACTGCATCGAGAAAGGATTTGTCGATGAGGAAGCAGGTGCAGACACCGCAGACGAACCTGAAAATGAGTTCGATCTGTCCGAGTACAAGAATGTACCGGAGGCGCTGAAGTGTAAAGAGCCTGCGCCTGATGTACACTTACCACCGAACACAGCAACGATGCGTGCAAAGCTGGCACTGGCCGAACGCAACCTGCTGAATCGATAGCGGCACTTCCCGCTATAATCGCAACCAACCCACTGGAGGTTAAATCATGAGCAAGATCCTCAAAATGCGGGAAGCCAGAGCAGCACTGGTTACACAGGCACAGAAGCTGACCGCCAATGACGTCATGACGGCCGAGGAGAGCCAGCAGTTTGACAACATGCTGGACGAAATCGACCGCATGGAACTCGACATCAAGAACCTCGAGCGACTCGAACAGCTCGAGATCACTCAGGATGCCAACATTCAGGAAGCAGCCGCCAATCAGGGCGTGCACGCTGACGAGATGACCGAAAAGGTCGACGCTTGGAACCAGGCGTACGACTCGTACATCCGTCACGGCTTCGACAAGCTGAATCCCGAGCAACAGGCCATGTTGCAGCATGGTGACCCGCGCAACGCGCAGTCCACTGGTACCAACTCTGAAGGCGGCTTCCTTGTAGCGCCTGAGTTCATGAACACTCTGGAAAGCGCACTGGACAGCCATAACGGTGTCCGTGAGCTGGCAACAGTGATCCGCACCTCAACGGGCGCCAACCTGCAGATGCCGACTGAAAACGACACATCGCAGGAAGGTGAACTGCTGGGCGAGAACGCACAGGCTGCAGAGCAGGATCTGGTGTTCAGCAACGCTTCACTGGACGCGTACAAGTTCAGCTCCAAGATCGTCAAGGTTCCATTCGAACTGCTTCAGGACTCTGCGTTTTCAATCGACTCGCTGGTACCTGAAAAGCTCGGTCTGCGACTGGCTCGAATCACCAACCGCTTGAACACCACTGGTACTGGCACAGGCCAGCCAAACGGTGTGATCACAGCCGCGACTGTGGGTGTTACCGCAGCCAGTGCTACAGCCTTCACTCATGACGAGCTGCTGGAGCTGGAACACAGTGTCATCGCACCTTACCGCAAGGGCGCGACCTTCATGTTCAATGACAGCGTTCTGCTGGCACTGCGCAAGCTGAAGGACAGCGAAGGTCGACCACTGTGGCAACCAAGTGTCCAGGCCGGAGTCGGTGACACGATCAGCGGGTACCAGTACGCCCTGATCGTGACTGGGAAAC